TAAAAGTGCGCTAATAGTATATACACGTAAACGAATACCAAGTCCTCTCGCACACCTTTTTACAGCCTCTTCACGAACAAAACTCGTTATGTTTCGTCTATGTTTAAGTTTTTCCATTCTTTTCAATGTTACATGTATTGAACGATTTACTTCTAGAAGTTCGTCTTCTAATTCCCTGTCTCGTAGTATATCCGGTATTTGTGTTCGTATAGGTGGTAATTCCATATGCACAAAATCTCCACGGCGCGATTGTATAGGTGAAGGGGGGACTGTATCATATCTCACAAGATCATCAATTACAGTATCCGGTGACTCATTTCCAAGTGGTGGAAGTTGAGGAGTACGTGGGGTGGTTGAAAATGGTGGTACCGGTACTGTTATGTTATCAATAACACGGCGAATTATAAAATCTTCGTCATCACTTTCATCAGAATCACAATCGATATATTTGATATGATCGTGTATCTTTTTTATAGAATTACACATTTTAAGATAATCACCTTCAGAAATTATCTTAGAATTGAGGTCTATGACTTGCATTAACGATGTAAGGTCTTCCATAATTTATATTAGAAATGATATTTTTTAATTAGTTTTATTACAACTTAGGTTTGTTATTTTTTTTAAAAGTAAAAGAGCTTCAACAGCTTCTCCAATTTCACGGTGCTTTACACAGAAACCGTTTTTTCCCTGGCGACAGAGACAATTTTCGTATAAACAATTAGGACGCATTTTCTTGATTCTATAGATATAATAGTATACTTAGGTGTTTATTTATCATTCATCAGGTTCGGTTTCATATTCACTTTCATTATCCAAATCATCAATACTATTCGGTAAACTATCTCGTAATTTTTCATAATCTGTATAATATTTGATTTCATAATCATCTAAGAAATCATCGAGTGATATTTTATCATTTACATCGTATTCGTTATTAAGGTAATTTTTCCAAAATTCAAGATTCTTTTTTGTAATTTTATTTGGAAAAAGTTCAACGGAAAATTCTTCACCGTTTTTATAATTAATTTCTTTGAGAATTTCCTTCTCACTTTCGAGGTATATATCAAAAAAGTGTTCTAAAATACCAATAGGTTCAGGTTCGTAATAAAAATTAATAAATTGAGCTTGACCGTAAGATGTATCAATTTTTGTTTTAGAAATACCAATATAAGCTATAAAATTATACGTATTTGGGGGGATAAGATGTTGAGGGTATCCAAATTCGGCGCGTAAAGCATATACTCTACATGGGTCACCTCTTATATTTGAAAACAATTCGTTTACATCATAAAGTTCAATAATAGAAGTACAGTTTTTAAGGAGTTCACAAGTAAGACTCATGGTATATTATATTACATATTAGATGCTAAGTTTTAAGTCCATATCTTCAGGGAACGTATTGTAAAGTTCCGTCCAATCAACATTTCCTTGAAGATTGTATTTATCGACAAATTGTAAAAGGGATTTTTGATCATTAAATTCGTTTTTAAAATAATTCATCCAAAAATCAATCCATTCTTCAGGGATATATCGTGGAACAACCATGGTTCCCAATTTGTCTTTTAACATTTGTAATGCTGGTTCAAGTATACCCACTCTAAAACCATCTTTATATCTTTCTTCATATAGAAAATCAATTATATGAAGTTTATCATTAAATGCAGATACACCAAAATATGCAATATTATTAAGTCCATTAGGATTACACTCTTTGGGAAAACCATGTTGTGGTTGGACTCCATACACTTGAGAAGGTGCACCAATTGCAAATTTATCGGTTCTAAAACTCGAAAAAACGCCGTCAAGTTTTGGAAGTCGTTCAATCGTGGTAGATTGTTTCGTGAGTTCGTAAATGAGAGAAGACATTTTTATATTATAATTATTACAATTGGTCTATATCACTTAGGTCTTCACTATACATCAATATTTCTTCCGCTACGATTTGATAAAATGCTATTTTATATGATAAAAATCCAAACAAAGTTGCCCCCATATTAAAATCAAATGGTAAATCCGTCGTATTCCACATGGATTCTGCTAGTGCAAGACACGTCGGCACAAGTAACCGTTTATTTAAACCGGGTAATCTTTCTATATTGTCAACATATGAAGAAAGTGAATCAACATAAATATAAGACGCTATTGTTCCCAAACTCGCAGAAATACCGTCAACAGGTGTATGAAAAATAAAATGGTATGTTGAAACGGCAACGCCGTATTGTAAAGTTGTCTTTTTGATTTTAGACTTTATTTTTTCATACTCCGCTAGACCTTCTTTACGTTTAGTGGGACACGATATTCTAATGGTTTTGGTATAAGGATTTATTATATTTAGCATTACAATTTAATTATTATATATCTATACCTTTAATAATATAGTTTTCGTCTTGAAAATACTTTTTCTTGAAAGCACGTTCCCGACTTTTAAATCTCCCAATTCTAATCGTGGATGTATCTATACGTTGCTCAATTCTATACAATTCATCTTTAGATCTCCAACTATCACCAAAAAGAGATATATATTTCAGTTCAAGTCTTTGTAAATTTAACTCTGTAATGAGATGTTGATAAAGAACAAGTGAATATGAATCATATTCCTGACGTTTAAAATCCTCTTGATTAAATTCTTCACGTGCAAGTAATTGCATGCGATTATATAACTCGTTATTATGATCATTTTGTTTTTCAATTTCACTTCTAAACCACTGTTTTGAGTCTTTTAATTGGGAATTATGAATTGGTATTATCGTTTCTTCTTTTATTTCTTCATACATTGGGGGAGGTACACGTTTTTGTGTACTAACACACTTCACGACTCTACGATGATTTTTGGGTGATAAACATAATAAAGTGCGGGTATGCGATGTACATTTCATTTTACTTAATATTAATATTTAATTCTTTATCAGTGTTTAAAAAATATATATGATCCAAATTTCTCGCGCATTGAACCCATTGTAGCGATTTTAATACGCGTTTGTAACTCTTCAATCTCTAAATTATCTACCAATATATAAGCGGTTTTACCACCTTTCATTATAGATATAACAGCGGGATTTGGTTTACGTTTAGAAACTATCCGGTTCTCCCCATTTTTCTCTCCATCTTCTGACGAGAGTTCCAAGTCTTTCTGGGTTGTATCGTGAATTTCGTTTGTTTCGTTGGGGTGCCCCCGGACACGTGAGATTCTGTGATTCGTATGTATTAAGTTTTTCCCATATAACCCTTTGCATATCTCCCGGGAGTTTATTTGTCGCTTGACAAAACGAGAGTTTGTAGTCGTATGTGTGTAAGGCAATGTAATCGTCCATTTCATTTATTATTTATTTATATTTAAAGTACTTAGGTCTATAATGAACGAATGTTTTGTCGTGTTTATTATACTCTAATACAACACGTTCACCAGCATCATTTACTGAAATGATTTTATCATTAGCACTTTCAGGTGATAACATCATATCATTGTATGAAGGGGTTTTGGTTATATTATCTAAATTAGATTTACTCGAATATAATAAACGACATACACTGCTATAGAATGTATACATACTGTTATTAATTCCGTTTATTTTTTTATATACTAAATACAAGATGGTTTCACTCCAGGAGTTACCTAAAAAGGTTCAGTACATAACAATAGATTCAAATTTTGTAAATGGTACGAATAATACATTTTCATTTGATTTAAACCTCGAATCAAATACTCATGTAACAGATATAAATAAAGTGTGTGGTTTAAAAATCGTTGATTTTTACGTAACACAGGTAGGTGTATCTGGTGGTGGTACAGGTAATGGTGCAAAATATATAGATATTGTATGTGATGATATACCAAAAACGGCACAAATTCTAAATGAACGAAAAGGACAAATATTTACACGTATACCTTTAGAAAGAATATTTGATGGTTCGAGTAATTTTAAAATACAAGATAAACAATGGAAATCTTTTAATAGACCAACGTCTTTATTTAACCCCATATCCATCCAGCAGCTCAATTTTGAAATATATGAACAACAAGGTGACGGGGATTATGTAAAACTACAACCTGATTCTGAATGGTTCATGACACTAGAAGTAACAACTATAGACGTTAAAGAAAAACCTATAAATAGAGAAGTTCAAATTTTAGAAGCTTTACATAAACTTATCGGGAAGATAGATGAACTCAACATAAATGTTGAAAAACTTCCAGATAAACATGATATAGAAAAAATAGAAAAGGAAAAAAAGAAAAAATACCCATTACGATACTTGGTATTATTTATAACGCTCATCGTAGGTGGTTTTATATTTGTTAAAAACAAATTTACGCCTTCGGTTCCGCAGCCTTCTTTTTAACGACACGTTTAACTGTCTTTTTTGGGGCTTCTGGAGTTGGTTCTGGAGTTGGTGCTGGAGCTGGTGGGGGTGGAGTTGGTGGAGTTGGAGTTGGTGGGGCTGAAGCTTTAGCTTCTTCTGCTAATTTTTTCAATCTTCTATTTTCTTCGGAGAAGTTAATTGGTGGCATTGTATAATATATATAAAGGAAATATTATCTTTATATTAAATGTTATTCATTGGCCCATCTCTCCTGAGTGGAATAGGTCAACTCACAAAAAAATATATGGATCTTTTCCCTGGAAGTCGGTATATTCAGTTACATGAAGATATACCAAAATGTGAAAAAGCTTTTATATTTGCTTTACCTATCCAATATTGGTTAGATAGAATACCAGAAATCAAAAGTAAAATAAAAAACGTAACGTGTATGACAATATGTGAAACTGAAACCGTACATGAAGATTATGGAAAACTTTTTAAACTATTCGATAGAATTGCCGTACCGAGCGAATTCTGTAAAATGGTATTTAAAAGACAGTTTCCTGATACAGAATTTTACATTTTACATGCACACGTACCCGATAAAAGACCGTATACGTTTTACCATATAGGTAACGTGTACGATCCAAGGAAAAACTTTAATAAAATATTAGAAGCATTTATACGACTAAACAAACCGGATGCTAAACTTCTAATTAAAGCAACGTGTAAAATTCCCGTTCAATTAAATATACCAAATGTAACAATAATAAACGATCTCGTATCCGACGAAAAAATGGAAGAAATACACGCTCGTGGAGATTGTTACGTAAGTTTCTCGTCTTCAGAAGGTGTTGGTATGGGTGCAGTTGAAGCAGCTCTTAGAAACAAACCCGTTATAATAACAGATTATGGAGCTCCACCAGAATATATTAAAACGCCGTACACAATAGAGTGTGATATTCAATACCTTAAAAACGATGACTTTTTATTTAAGAAGGGTATGCAATGGGGAAACCCAAACATGGAACAACTTTTGGAATTCATGGAAGATGCATATAACAAAAAACTAAGGTATATGGATCATCCGACAACTCGAATGTTAACGTGCAAGGAAAACGTATTACAAGAATTCGTTACTAATGTATTTAATAAGTAAAATAATAAAATATTATGACATATCTAATCGTTTCAAATCTTCATTTACCATTTCTTCTATCATTTTTTCAAGTGATGTAGATCTTGGATTCCAATTTAATTTTTTTACAGCTTTTGACGGATCACCTAATAATTTATCAACTTCTGTTGGTCTAAAAAATTCTGGATCTACACGTACAATAATTTTACCAGTTTTTGCATCTATACCAACTTCTTCCAACCCTTCACCTTCGAATTTTAAATCTATATCAACACATTTAAATGCAATACGTACAAAATCCCTAACCGATGTTGTTTCACCCGTTGCTATAACATAATCTTCAGGTTCATCTTTTTGAAGAATTTTCCACATACATTCTACATAATCTCGTGCATGTCCCCAATCACGTGTAGCATTTAAATTTCCTAGATATAAACAATCTTGTTTACCCCTTTTAACATTTGACACCCCTATTGTAATTTTACGTGTAACAAAATTTTCACCTCTTCTTGGAGATTCATGATTAAACATTATACCATTACACGCATACATACCGTATATTTCCCTATAGTTAACTATAGACCAATATCCCATAAGTTTTGAAACACCATACGGTGACCTAGGATAGAAAGCCGTATTTTCAGTTTGAGGTACCTCTCTAACTTTACCAAAAAGTTCCGACGTTGAAGCCTGATATAATTTACATGTTTTAATTTTACCCGATAATCGTATAGCTTCTAGAATTCTTAAAACACCCATGCCATCAACTTCAGAGGTATATACAGGTATTTTAAATGATAACCCAACGTGTGATTGTGCAGCTAAATTGTATATCTCATTTGGATTTATTTTATTGATAACATCGGATAATGATGCTGAATCGGTTACGTCTCCGTAATGCATGTGTAAATTTTTATGTTGTCTGTATATTGGATCTATAACAGTATTAACACGCGATTCTGTAAACGAAGAACGTCTTTCTATACCATGAACTTCATACCCCTTTTCTAATAAAAATTCAGCTAAATATGATCCATCTTGACCAGTTATACCTGTAATTAATGCGATCATATAATTTTATTAAAAGTTACAATCTTTAAATAAATTTAAATAAAATTATATGAACGGTATATAAAAAATCATTTTATAAATTAAGTAAAACGTTTTACAAAAATTCGTCACCAATGTAATTAGTGAGGTAAGTGATGATACCGGCCAAAATGGCGCCGGACATGAGTGATCCTCTCTGAGCTATAAGCATGGCGACAATATCGTCTATGAATTTAACATTAGTTGGTTTCTTGAGAAGTTCTGGTACTATTTTCGAAATTGCAAGGTAAAGTGCCATAGATATTATGACAGGTCTAAGCGTTTCCTGGTCTAACATTTATAATAAGGAAACATTTATTTTTGGCTTCGTTCCTAATATTTGATTATCTATCCTATGTTTTTTACAGTATTTTCCACATACAGCTTTAAAAGAACATTTCTTTCCTGATAAAGTAAATGCCTGACATATATTTTTATTTTCAGTATTTTGATTATCTGGTGCAGTCTGTAAAACTTTGATAGGTCTTGTCTTTTGACATTCAAGTTTCTTTTTTCTCATTTTATCTATAATCGACGCCATTTCATCTGGTGTCTTATTTGTAATATTTAACCTTTTTGATACATTTAAACAATCATCGTATGATTCAAGTGATGTTTGACGTCTATCTATCAAAACAGTTTTTCTATCTGTGAATTGTTTACCCTTGACACAGGGAAGTAAAAAATTGCTAGTCATTTTTTTATGTTTGGTAATATTAACAACCACTTAGGTTAGTAAAGAATGCAATTTATTACAAAAAATAATAAAAAAGAACATAAACCAAAATGTAAAAAATGTAAAAAGACTACAAATAAACTACATAATACATGTTGGGATTGTCATTTAAAAAATGAAATGAAAAAACTTATAATAAGGGAAATCGGACGTACGAAAAGATGGGAACAAAATTACAAAAATGCTACAACTTATAATAATTTTAATAAATTGATTACAACTTCTACGTCAGAAAAACAGTTAAAAAAGGCGTATAAAAAGGGTGCTTTAAAAATACACCCAAACAAAGGTGGAAACTCTGAAAATTTCGTAAAGTTTAAAAATTTATACAATAACAAATTAAGAAACTTTTAATAATATAAAAGATAAAAACTTATACTTTATAATGTATCTTAAATGGACATCAGAATGTTATTTATGTAATTGTCCTTTAGATCCTCATATAAACACAAAAAATACCGAAGAACGTATTATTATTCGTGAATTTAGGAAATTACACCCAATTTTCACTATTAATAATGAATTATATTTAAAATTTTTCGATATGACAATACGACGAGTATGTTATGCATGTTATTCAATTTCGTATAATAAAATCCATCCATCGTTTTTTAGAGGGCGTGAATATGGTCGTATAAAAAATATATTTCCACAACCCAAGTCAAAAACAAAAGAGGAATTATTATATTGGTTTGAAGACCTAAAAAGATACTTAAGTAAAAGACTATATACATAATAAAATGAGTGAAAGTATTCAAAAACTCACACACGTGGAACATATTTTAAAACGTCCAGATTCATATGTTGGACCAGTTTCACGTGTAGCTGAGCCATATTGGGTATACGAAAACGACCACTTTGAAAGAAAAAATGTTGTATATTCACCAGCACTTTTAAAAATATTTGATGAAATTTTGGTAAATGCAATTGATCGTAATTCAATGTACCCTAAAAATGTATCATCACTTGGAGTTTCTATAGATGTGACATCCGGTGAAATAACGATTGAAAATAATGGACCTCTGGGTGGTATAGCAGTAAAAATGCATGAAAAAGAAGGTATATGGAATCCAGAATTGACATTTGGTCATTTACTCACGAGTACAAATTACGATGATACACAAAAACGTGTTGTTGGTGGTCGTAATGGGTACGGGGCAAAACTTACAAACGTTTATTCAACAAAGTTTTCCATAAAAATAAAAGATGGTGAAAACAAGTGTATATACACCCAAGAATGGTCTAATAATATGAAAACGTGTGGTATCCCAAAAATAAAGAAATATTCAAGTTCGACATCAAGTGTTTCTATTTCTTTTATACCAGATTGGAAACGATTTGGTATGTCTAAAATGGATACTTCTATATACAAAATTTTTGAAAAACGGGTTTATGATGCAAATATATGTACGACGCAGAATTGTAAAGTTAAATTTCAGGGAAATCTTTTACCGAAATGTACATTTGCAAATTATTGTAAAATGTATACAAAAACAGATGAAATGTGTACGATTACGAGTGATAGATGGTCTGTCTGTATTGCACCTTCAGATGATGGGTTTGAACATGTATCATTTGTAAATGGTATATGTACAATGAAAGGTGGTTCACATGTCGATCATGTATCTGGTATACTCGCAAATGGTATTATTGAAGATATGGCAAAAAAGATAAAACTTAGACCGCAACAAGTAAAAAATGCATTTTTTATTTTTGTAAAGGCTACACTTGTAAATCCAATGTTTAGTAGTCAGGTTAAATCTGAATGTACTCTCAAACCACAGGATTTTGGTAGTAAATTCGAACCACCAAAAACTTTTATTAAAAATATTTTGAAAACTGGTATACAAGATGAACTACTTGCATTATCAAAATTTCGAGAAATGAAAGAACTCAAAAAAACAGATGGTTCTCGTAAATCAAAAATATCGGGTATACCAAAACTTGATGATGCAAATAAAGCGGGTACACAGCAGTCAAGTAAATGCACTCTTATAATAACAGAAGGCGACTCTGCAAAAACATTGGCAATTTCCGGTCTTTCTGTAGTTGGAAGAGATCATTATGGTGTATTTCCCCTTCGAGGTAAATGTAAAAATGTACGTGATGCAAGTGTAAAACAACTCACCGAAAATAAAGAATTCAATGATCTTAAAAAGATTTTGGGTCTTCAACAGGGTAAAGTATACACGTCACTTTCCGAACTTCGTTATGGTAAACTCATGATAATGACAGATGCAGATAACGATGGGAGTCATATAAAAGGATTGATACTTAATATGATTCATTATTTTTGGCCGAGTTTATTGGATTTGAAATTTGTAGTAAGTATGGTAACCCCTATCATAAAAGCAGTAAAGGGGTCGGAAACAAAGTCGTTTTATACAGATTCATCGTTTAGACAGTGGTATGGAAATGGAAAACATGGTTGGAAAATAAAGTATTATAAGGGTCTTGGTACATCTACATCTGCAGAAGCACGTGAATATTTTAAAAGAATAAAAGATTTAACAGTTCAGTTCGATACAGATAAATGTATGGACGACTCGATAATCTTAGCATTTGATAAAACAAAATCTGATTTACGTAAAACGTGGTTACTTGAAAGTAGTGAAAAAAATTCATCAGAACTCGAAATACCATATGGAAATGTTAATCGTCTCGGCGTTTCTGATTTCATTCATAAAGATCTCGTAAACTTCAGTCTTGCCGACTTGAAAAGATCAATCGCACATGTATCAGATGGTTTAAAACCTTCACAGCGAAAGGTGTTATATGCATGTTTTACCAAAAATCTTACAACTGAAATGAAAGTTGCACAATTAGCGGCATATGTTTCGGAAAAAACGTCATACCATCACGGTGAAGTATCTTTAGCGGATACAATTGTAAAATTGGCGCACGATTTTACTGGTTCAAATAACATTAATTTACTTGAACCATGTGGTCAATTTGGAACGAGACTTATGGGTGGTAAAGATGCAAGTCAAACTAGGTATATTTTTACAAAACTTACTAAAAATGCGAGAATACTTTTTGATCCGAAGGATGATCCAGTATTAAATTATCTCGATGATGATGGTAAACAGATAGAGCCGGAATACTATGTACCTATTCTACCAACTGTTTTAGTAAATGGAACTGAAGGTATTGGTACAGGTTTTAGTTCTTATATACCCCCATTTAATCCATTAGATATTAAACAAAATATTGAACGTATAATTTCAGGTAAAAACATTATTCCTATGAAACCATGGTTTGATAAATTTAACGGTCGTGTATTCAATAATGAAGATAACTTGTGGATTACAGAAGGTGTATGGAGATGCTCTAATAAAAATATATTAATTACAGAACTACCACCCA